CGCAAGGTGTTGATGCGTTGCTTGCCAAACATCGAAGGCCCCGTTTCTGATGCAGCGCCGCTACGATCGCCAGATCATCATTCAGCGGAAAACGGTTACGCAATCCGGTTCCGGCGAGGAAGTCGAGACGTGGACGGATCTTTGCTACAAGGTTTTAGCCTTCAAGCCCAATGAAGCGATCAAGGGCGGGGAAAGGTTTTCGGACCCCGAAAGGGTTGCCGATCAGATGGTGACGTTTGTCATCAGATTTCATGAAATCCCAGCGGCGTCTCGTCCGCTTCTGCCGCAAGACCGCATTATTTATCCTGTCGATGGTATCGGCGTAAACGCGCAGACGCCTCCATGGAATCGGGTTTACGACATTGTGAGCCCCGACGAAGTGAACCGTGAAGTCGATCTTTCCATCAAGACCATTCGCCGCGCGGACGTGACGACATGAAGGACATCCGGCCGGCGTTGCGGGCATTTCTCCTGGCTGACGCGGGGATTGCAGCGATCGTCGCGACGCGGGTTTTCCCGATCAAACTTCCGCAGGGGACGAAGACGGCGAGCATCGTCTATACGCGCATCTCTGGCGCCGGGATTTACCACATGGGAGGCGAGTCCGGCCTCTCAATGCCGCGCTACCAGATCGATTCCTGGGCACCGAATGGCGACGCGGCAACCACGCTCGCAAACCTGATCAAGGATCGTTTGAGCGGATACCGAGGCGTGATGGGGTCGGGCGGCGCTGCCGTAACGGTCCAAGGGGTTTTTATGGCCGCAGAGATGGAAGATTACGACGATGCTGTCCAGATGAGCCGAATGAGCCGGGACTACTTCATAGATTATGAGGAGGTCTAAATGGACGTTGCGGAGATTTGGAAACCTTGTCCTGATTTCGAAACCGTTTATCGGGTTAGTAATTTAGGGCGCATCCAACGAATAAGCGGCGCCCAAGGTACGCACGTTGGGCATATCCTGAAGCCGACAGTCGGAACTGGCGGGTATCTAGTCGCAGGCCTTTCAGTAAAAGCAGAAACCACGCGCGTTCAGATCAATCGCGTAATTTGCAGGGCATTCCACGGGCCCGCGCCGTCAGAAGTGCATCAAGCGGCGCACAACAATGGAAATAAACAGGACAATCGCGCCGTAAACCTCCGGTGGGCGACACCGAAGGAAAACCAGGCGGATCGGAAGGTGCACGGGACCGCCAGCATTACCGGTCGCCTGCCGGGTGAACTCAATCCGAACGTAAAAATTTCGGCCGACGATGTTCTGGAAATACGAAAGCTTTGTGCTGCGGGTGCATATCAAGCGGAAGCCGCAAAAAGGTTCGGCATAACGCAGGGTGCTATCAGTAAGATAGTGCGCGGCGCGACTTGGAAAACGGTATAGCTGTGGCCTTCACTCGCCGATCGATTGAGGTAGAAGGGCTAAAGGATCTGAACGAAGCCCTCGAAAGTTTTTCCAAGGCGACGGCGGGTAACATCCTCAAGCGCGCAGTTGGAACGGCAGGCGCTGTATTCGCCGAACACGCCATCGCAATAGCACCAAAGGACACCGGCCAACTTAAGCGCGAAATCAAGGTTGCGAAGCCGAAGATCATCACGCCGGGCAAGGCTGCATACGCGCAGGCGATGCGTGAGACTGGCGATAAAGCGGAAGCAGCCGCAGCGGCGCGCGCGGCGAACCGGTCGGCAGGCGGGACAGGGCGATCAGCCGTCACGCACGTCGGACCAACAAAGCGTGCCGGACAGGGCATGTTGCAGGAATTCGGGACGGCGCACCATAAGGCCCAGCCTTTTATGCGGCCTACGTTCGATAGCCAAGATCAAAATCTTGTTGGGATAATCCGCGACACACTCGCCGAAGAAATCGACAAGGCCACGAAGCGCGCAGAGCGCAAGGCCGCGCGGCTCGCCGCGAAAATCGCATCTGGAACGTCTTAGTTCAATTCCCCATTCCCGCCGGGGTGTTTGCGGGTACTTCAAAATCTGACATGGAGATACTTCGATGACCCAAGCGGCTATCGGCTACGGCACGCTTTTCAAAATCCGCACCAGCACCGGACCTGACGTCTACACGACGATCGGCGAGCAGGCGAGCGTGACACCGTTTGGCATCGCGGTCGACAGCATCGACGCCTCGCATGAGGAAAGCCCGGCCGCGTGGCGGGAATTTATTCCCGGTCTCAAGGACGGCGGCGAGGTGTCGCTTGAGATTCATTATGTCCCCGGCGGCAGCGCAGAAGCGACACTCCTTGCGTCGCTGCGAACCACGCAGGTTTGCCGGGTGGTCTTCCCATCGGGCGCGCAGGCGAATTTCAGCGCTTTCGTCACCGAAATGTCGGCGGAAACCCCGCTCGATGACAAGATGGTCATGAGCGTGACCCTCAAGCTGACCGGCGCAATCACCATGTCGGCCGCGGTTGCGCCGTCGAACTCGATCCTGCCAGCTATCTCCGGCGCGCTGACCGAGAGCGCGGTCCTGACGGCTTACGAAGGCGTCTGGGCCGGCGAGCCGACCTCGTTCACCTATCAGTGGAAGAACGCTGGCTCGCCAATCGGCGGCGCTACAGCCAAGACCTACACCATCCTCGCCGGCGACAGTGGCGACGCCATCACGGTCACGGTTACGGGCGTGAACTCCGCTGGCAACGCATCTGCGACCAGCGCAGCGGTCACTGCAGCGTAACGGGTGATTGATGGGAAATCCGCATAAGGGCGAAGTTGATTTGAGGGCGGGGGACAAGGATTACGTCCTCCGCTTCTCAATCGATGCGATTTGCACACTTGAAGCCAGCACGGGGAAGCCTTTCGCCGTTTCTGCGGCGGAGATGGCAAATCAGAAAACTGCGTCAATGACGCTAACGCGGATGTTGCTCCACGCCGCGTTGCACGAAAATCACCCAGAGCTAACTTTGAAAGAGGCGGGGGAACTTATCCCCCACGCCGGAGGGATGGGTGAAGTTAACGTGAAAGTGTTTGAGGCGTTCGCCCTCGCGTTCCCTCAGCCGGAGGCGAGCGGCACGCCGCGCCCCACCAATCGGGCGGCTCGGCGGAAGGCTGGGACTGGCCCGACCTCCTGAAGCAATGGGTTTCGTTCGAGCTTGATCCCGACGCCTACTGGTCGAAAACGCCTCGCGAGATCGCCCTGATCTTCGAAGGCAAAGCGTTACAGTTCAAGCGTGAGCACAATGACCGCGCATGGCTTGCGTGGTGGACGGCAGCCATGCCGCGAATGAAGAAATTCCCCGACATCAAAAAACTCCTCGCGCGCGATACGTCGCTCGCGCGGAAGAGGCCGCAAACATCAGAAGAGCAATGGGCGATCTTCGGCGCGATGGCTGAAGCGTCCAAAGTTCTAAGGAAAAATTGATGGCTGGTGACGCAGTGGTTGGCGCGTTACGCGTAGTTTTAGGCGCGGACACAGCCGATCTCGATAAGGGGCTGAAAAGCTCACAGAACAAGCTTGCGGCGTTCGGCGACGTTGCCAAGGCATCAATGGCTGTTGTTGCCGCTGCCGTCGGTGCGGCTGCTGTTGCTGTCGGCATGTCGATCAAGACTGCGATCGATAATGCCGACAAGGTCAATAAGCTTTCCCAATCGACCGGCACCACGACAGAGGAATTCACGAAGCTGTCGTATGCCGCGACGTTGGCGGATGTCAGCCAAGAGTCCTTAGCGAAATCGCTCGGCAAGTTGTCGAAGGCCATGGTTTCGGCTGGCACAGACGCTGCAGGAACGGCCGGTCAGGCGTTCACGGCGATGGGAATTTCCGTCAAGAACACTGACGGCACCCTAAAATCTTCAAGTGAAGTTCTGGGTGAGGTTGCTGGAAAGTTCGAGGGTTACCGCGACGGTGCGGCCAAGACCGATCTGGCTATAAAGCTTTTCGGCAAGTCAGGCGCGGAACTGATTCCGCTTCTGAACCAAGGCAAGCAGGGCCTGCAGGACGCCGGCGACGAGGCTGAGAAATACGGCCTTGTGCTGGACAAGAAAACGACCGTCGCCGCAGAAGCATTCAACGACAATTTGAAGCGGATGGACATGATCAAGCAGGGCTTGGTCACGACGATTGCGGCGAAGCTGCTGCCCGCGTTCGAGCAGTTGTCGGAAACGATGCTAGAGGCAAAGTCCAACTCGACGTTGATGGCTGGCGTTGCTGACGGCCTCGCCTCCGTCATGAAGGGGCTTGTTACGGTCGTGTTGGCCGGAGCGACGACAGTGCAGCGGCTTGGCGCTGAGCTCGGTGCGTTCTGGGAGTTGGTGAAATCGTTCGTGTCCGGTCCGGACGCCTTTGCCAAGGCCTTCGAAAAATTCAATGCCGTAGAAAAGGAAACGGATGCCGCGCTGGCCGCGTTGTCCGTCACCATTTCGAACCTCTGGAAAGATACCCCGGAATTCAATTGGGAAAGCCAGTTGATGGGTATCCGCGCCATGAACAAAGAGGTCATGGCGATTGCAGGCGAGTGGGTGAAGGTTGAAGCCCCAGCCGCTGCGGCGGCTGCAGCGCAGAAGAACGCTCTGCAGACCTTCCTCGATAGCCAGGCGAAACGGACGGCAGGACAGGCAGCAGAAGCTGCGACCATCGGTAAGAGCGTCGGGGAACAGGCAAAGCTTCGTCTCGAATACGAAGCCCGCGCCATCGCGCTCGCGAAAAACATTCCACTGGATGCAGCGGCGTTGCTCCAGATCCAGCAATCGGGTGATGCGGCAGCCGCAGCCGCCATGAAGGTCGCCGGAGCCAACGCGACCATTCAGGCCATGAACCCGGCACAGCAGTTCGCCGCGAACATGACCTCGCTCCAGCAGCTTTACGGTGCTGGCGTGATTAGCCTTGAGACCTTCGGCGCGCGTCAGCAGCAGATTGCTGAACAAGCCGGTGCGACGTGGGGGCAGGCCAGCGCATCGATCGCGGGCAGCTTTGCGACCATCTCAGGGGCGTTCAGCAAGGAGTCGTCAGCCATGGCGACGGCCGCCAAGGTGTTCGGCGTTATCCAAGGCACGATTTCGATGTTCACCGGTGCCGCGAAGGCGCTGGAACTGCCGTTCCCTGCGAACATCGCAGCGGTCGCTGCGGTCCTCGCCAAGGGTGCGAGCCTCGTTGCGTCGATCAAGAGCCAGTCGATCCCGACCGGTTACATGACTGGCGGTTCGTTCACGGTTGGCGGCTCCG